TTCTTTCTACATACCTACATAGCTACGGCCGAATAATTTTATAAATTCGTCCATGCTCATAGTTTCCATTAACCTTAATTGGTGTTTACGCTTCAATTCTTTATCAAGTTTACCATCTGAATGTGTACCATGGATACCTGTACTAGATTGGTGACACTTCCAACATAAAAATTCTACACAACCATGTTTGCTTGATATATCCCTTTGACCTCTTCCATAAAACACGTGGTGGCGTGAAAGGTAATGTTCTACCCCACACCCAGCACATTTATATTCACCCTCAGGTCGAGGGGTAGGTACTTTCTTTTTCTTATTCTGTTTATGTTTCTTAATTGGTTTGTTACTCATCACTTGATTAGATTTTGATAAGTAAGCCATTTAATCACCCTTTCTTGTCAGGTAGTTTTGATAGTTGATCGTAATATTGAATTTTTACATCTGCTTTAATGTATTTAACTTCAGATACACCAGCTTTTTTAGTTAAATATTCTTCTGTGTAGCCTTTTCTAATTGCCATATCAATTAATTCTTTCGTGTTTACTTTGCGTTCGCTAGGCTCATTGGTCTGCTTCTTGTGTTGGTCTGTATCTGCATCTTTTGTATCGTCAATAGAGAACAAACCATTAAGTGCATACTTTCTAGCGTATGAAGAAGATGAACCTGTTATCTGTGAATCATCCATACCTTTTTTAGTAACAGATTCCCTAGCACTAGCAGTTACACTATGTTTTTCGCCAGTTTCAATATCTATTACAGTTGCAGTAGCTTCTACATAGTTACTTTGCCCTACATTTATAATAGTATCGCTAAGGTTAAGTATGAGTCCATTCGCCAGACATAAAGGTTTAGCAGCTTCTAGTATATCTTCGCATGATCTGTAATTGTATTTACCAAACGAATTATATTGATTCTTAGGTGCTTTAAGTTCACCTTGTACTTTAGCTAAGTTTTTATATATGTTCATATTATCACCTCTATTCTATTTTATTTGTAAGTTGTGTTTAGTTTCAATGTGACAACCTTCTATTACATTATTTTTTAAAGCTTTCTTAATTAATGTCTTATCAGGTGTATAAGTAGTTTTTGCTTTTAAAAATCCTTCTGGTAATTTGCTTTGATCGTCAATAACTACTGATTCAGATTTTCTAAAACTAAGTTTAAATAATGCAGTATCTAACTTGTTAATATCCATCTGTTGTAAATTGTAAGATAAATATTCTTTAATAGATGCAGCTTTTTTAGCAGCTTTACTTTTCAATTCTGACAAACGCTTAATTTCGTTGTTATACGCTTCTTGTTCGGCTTCTAATGTTTTCATAACCATTAACACACCTTCTGCCTTTTCTTTGATTGTACCCGCTAAAGAATCTAATGCAGTAGTCATATCTTGCTCTTCTAAATCTAATTGTAATAAATCGTTGTAAGTTTCAGTTAATTCATATAATTTCATCATATACTCCTATTCTCTATCTTCACCCTCTGATAGTTCCGCTAACATTTCTAAATATTCCCACTCACTTTGCCCTAGCATATCTTTTTCCCAATCCATTAGTAATTACCTCCCATGTTGTTTAAATCCTCTTTTAACTGTAGTATATAATCGTTTGCTTGGTCTAACTCTGCTTCAACTCGTTCTAATTTATCTAAAGTTTCATCTAATTTGGTTTCTTTTGGTTCTTTACCTGTGAACTGTGTAAACCATTCGATCATCGCTTCTTCTTCTTCAAGTGTAATATACTCACCTTTATAAAGACCTATTTCTTCACCATCAATAATGGCCCATATACCTTCTGAGTTAGTACTTTTAACTAAGCCGAGTTTACCCATTATGTCTCTGTCTTCTATTTCTGTTGTTACTTTTATAACGTCACCAGATATTATCATTAGTTAGTCCTTTCTTTAGTAAAAATCTCTGTAACTCATACCCACCATGTACATATAACATTCAGCATCACAAGTTCCGTACCGTTCATGATACCAATGATTTCTTTCTAATTCGCGACCACAGTATTCACATTTTTTTGATGCATATCTATACTTATCTTTCTCAACTCTTATTAAGAGTCGTTTTCTACCTTTCATTACACACCCGCTTTCTTATTCTTCTTCTCTAAACGTTCTACTTCTTTTTCTAATACTTGGTAGCACCATAGCGATAATGTGTATGGTCCTCTTAGTGCTTCGATTCTCTTCTTTAACTTGTTATCTTCCTCTATTACTTTAATGTAAGTCTTCATTAATCCTCCTTTAATTTTTCTAGTTCATTAGTTAATTCTTCTAATAATTCATTTTGTCTTTCTTCAGCATTCATAGCCGATGAATACGAACTACCTTCATTATGTTGTTTTGCTACACAATTAACCAATTCCCTCAATCTAACGTCTACTTTATTCCAATGCATTTCATACCCCTTTCAATAGTTTGTTTGCTTCATTTGTACCCTTATTGTATCCTAAAAGTATCCTAGTGTCAAGAGGTTAATTAAAAAAAGTATAAAAAAAATCACTTCTAATTAAAGAAATGATTTATATCAGTTGCCAACCTGATGATTCATCCTGATGAAAGGATTCTGGCTCTGGTGCGAATGGTAGGACTTGAACCCACGACCTCACCGTCCCAAACGGTGCCGCATACCACTTGCGTACATTCACATGGACTCTTATCAGCAGTTTATAGTCTATCCTTCTACTGAAGGATACAAAGAGGACTAGAGATTATATTTAATTGTCGAACTCCACACGACCCTGGCACCCAAGCAAAGTATCGAACTCCTTAACACTAGTTTTGGAGACTAGCCCTTATCCTATAAGGTTTAAGTTTACTCGGATATGGCGGAGTCTCACAACTCCAATCGGATGTTTTTATCAAGGTAACCATCTAACCCATTTGGTGGAAAAAGGTAGATTCGAACTACCGACCTCTTGCGTTTCAAACAAGCACTCTGACCTACTGAGTTATCCTTCCATATATAGAACAGATGTTTGTAATCTGCTCTAAACTATATAACATTTGTTTTTTACTCACAATAAGATTTATACAGTTCTATTTCATTTTTATATTTTTTAGTCCTCTTGCTTACGTTGGTAAAATCCATATCAAACAAATATGCTATATCTTTTAAAGAAAAACCGACCATTCTTAAATATTTCATTTTAAAATCCAACTTCTCTTTTGGTTTTTTAATTGATTCAATATTGTTCATTTCAAAATCTTGCAGCGGAATAGGCAAATTAATTTGTCTATTAACAATTCTACTTACTAACCGAACGTCCAACCCTTCAGAATTAGAGATTGTTTTCAAACCAATTCCATTATTAGCATAAATTAAAATTCTAAATATTTGTTCTTCATCCATTTTATATGCATTACCCATCCTTCCGTTTTTAGCGGAGTGTTCCATGTTTTCTCTATGGGTAACGTACTCAAGATTGCTTAATTTGTTATTTGATCTATCAAAATCTATATGGTTAACTTCCTTGTCATAATTACATTCCTTCAAAAATGCATTAGCTACTAATGTGTGTAATCTTATATACTTGACAATAGAATTTTTGCATAAATTAACTCCTTTATATCCTTTGTACGAAGATGGAGATAGTATTTTACCACTTATCTTTCTCCCTAAAGAATTAAATCTATCTAAACTTCTAACTCTACCCAAATCGCTAACCTGATACATACCTTCGTAACTCTTTATATCCTTCCAAACTTCTTTCATATTGTACCTCCTACAGTACCCTAGTTATGATAACAGAAGGTGTGCTAGGTACACACCTTTCGGAAGCTATCCTATCTGTTGGTTATATTTTACTACATTTTTAAATTAAAATCAAATATAATATAAAAAGCCCTCCTAGTTAATTCTAAGAGGGCTTAACTTTATTTACTTTTTATCCTTCTTAACATCTTCATTAGTAGTAGAAGGTAATCCGACCAAAACACCAATTAATGCTCCTATTAGTATTTCGTTTAGTTCACCTTTAAAAATAATAAAGTAACCGTTAAATACTATAATTGATATCAGTACTAAAAATTGATATATAACACTTGATTTATTCATCGTACCCCTCCATTCTTGCTAATATTGCAAATACCTCACCTCTAGTTATAGGATCATCAAATCTTTTTTCGTTAATAGTAATACCTACTTCTTCAGTTAAAAACTTGTATGGACCTTCTGCCCAGTGTTCTACCACATCAGGTTTATCAACTTCTACATCAAATATACTGCATATGGATTTAAATAGACTTTCTGCGATTAATTCTCTATACTCATAACTCATTAGCAACTTAGCTTCTTCTTTATTATCCATGAAACCACATTCAACAAGTACGGCCGGACCATAAGTATTTTTTAATACATAGAATGAAGATGTTTTAGCACCTCTATTTCTTAATCCGGTAGCAGCAACTAAATTGTTTTGAATAGTTTTGCAATATTCTGCACCTATTACCGATCCTACATTACTATAAGATTCTAAACCGTTTTGAGTACCCCATGCACCTGTTAAAGCATTTGCGTGTACACTTAAAAATAAATCTGCTTTTACTTCTCTTTCAAGACTGACTCTTTCTGCAAGTGGTACATCTCTATATTCAGAAGAAACTACAGTAACGTTAAACTTACCTACTGAATTTAATTTGTCTTTAAGTTTTTTTACAACCGAATTATTAAACTCGTGTTCATGCATGAAAGTACCATCTTCAAATTTTGGCGTTCTTTTGCCTGGTGTATCTGGTCCATGACCAGCATCTAATACTATTTTAATCATCTGAACTCCTTCCTAAGTTCTTTTAACTTTTCTTTTCCTATACCTTTAACGTTCAATAAATCCTCTATGTCAAAAGTTTCTGAATCACCTATATAATTAACTATACGAAGGGACAAAATCTCACCTATCCCTTGTATAGCTTGTATTTCGTATATTGTAGCTTGTTCTATTGGTGGCTTGTTTAATGTTACCGCTATTACACTAACTATAATTAATACAACTAGTATAACAACGGCATAGGATTTTATTAACCTCTTACTCATATCAACCCCCTAACATTACTAATAAAGTCACGATAATACCTATGGTAGATAAAAGACTTGTAACAAGCGTAGTCATTGCTAGGTTTCTTGCTTCTTTTTGATTCTGCTTAATTTCAATAATATCTTTTTTCATAGTATTCTGTTCAGTTTCTAGAACCGCAACCCTTTTGTCTAGATCAATAAACCCCGGACAAGTTTTGTATTCCATAGCTACCCCCTGATTTTATGAGTTCCATATTTCATCAGTGCCAATATGTATGAAACTAGCACTAAAAAAACAATATTAATAAGAAGACATAATATAAGATGTTCTTCCAAAAGAACACAAAATTTTATATATAATTCATATATCTTCATGCTACCTCCCTTTAAAGTCGTAAAAATCAATTAATATCTTATTTATTTTATCATTATTATAATACTTTTCTAACACTTTTACAATGTCATCCTTTTTACGTGAGGCCTTAGCTTCTGCAATTGCATCAAATAGTTGTTTAGATTCAAATCCTTCAGAGACAAGATTTTCAAAGTTTTTACTACCTTTATCACTAAAAGCTCTTCCGTCTGATTCATAAACAGATTTAACTTCTGGTATTGCATATTTACCAAATATTAAACCTTTAGCAACTGATTCGATGTTTTTATCAACTGGTGTAATTATATTCCCTGATTTATTTCTAGCGAAACCTTCTAATAAAGACTTTGCACCTTCTAAAGACTTTCTAACTTGTTGGCCTCCAAATGGTAATAATAAAGAAGAAATAGGTTTTTGAATAGCTCTAGCTATAGGTAATTGAACACCATATCTAGTTGGATCGTTTTCTCCGAATAATTTTGCTCTAGTAGGTAAATCAACTCCAAATACTTTCCCACCGTATTCAGGATAAACAGAGGCTAAAGACTGACCTAAAGGTACATTTCCTAAGACTTCTCCACCTAAACTACCAGTTGCACTTAATATTTTCCCTCCTATTCCATCGCCTTCCTCAAGTCCTTCTATTATTGCATTTATAGGATCAAATGTAACTCTAGATCCTCTGATATCTTCCATTGCTTCATTTAACAAGAAGTTAGAACCAAATAAAATGCCAAGTGCTGCAAAATCTTTGTTTTTTAAAAAATCTTTCTGTACTTTCCACAAATTGCTTACCTCTAATGTAAACGGAGCTACTAATTGGAATAATTTTGACTGTTGTTGTATTGGAACTTCGCCTATACCACGACCGGCTACTAATTTTCTAGTTACATCATCTGCATATTTAACTGGATTTTGTACACCTTCAGACAAGCCTTTTCTATACACGCTTGACCATATAAACTTTGTGCCTGTTTCGTCTAATGCTCCAAGCATCCATTTTGCAAGTTTTTTTGGTTGGTCAACCATTCTAGTGTCAAATTGTTTCATAGTATCTGTAATTCTTTCTTTAATAAACCCAGATTGATCGTATAACGCTTTGTCTCCTCCACCTGTCAATGATTTAAAGTAGCCATCTAAACCTCCGGCTATTTGTTTAGGGTTTTTAACAAAAGCTATTGCTTGAGGAACGTTTGCAATTTGGGCTAATGATGATGAAGCATTTCCTAAAACTGAGTTAGCTTTCATTCTAGAATTTAACTTATTAATCATACCAAAAGTTTTACGTCCTAAAACTTTCTGAGTCATTCTATCAAATGGATTAGTTTTACCAGCTAGTGCGTTTGTGTAATCATTCATAAATTCTAAGAAATTATTAATGTTAGTTTCTTCACCCACAGTTCTTCTCAACTCATTTTCAAATGTTCGTAGTCTGGTAATCTCGGGATCTATGTGTTTAGCATAAGTAGCAGCTGGTACGTAGTCTATAAATCCACCAATTGCATCTTCTTTAAACTTACCACCCTTTCTAGTTTGCTTGAAACTTGCCCACTTCTCACCAGGTTTAGTAAAATCAGATATACCGGCTAATTGTGGAGATATTTGTTTATTAGCAGTAAATAAATCTTTGACTCCCTGAAGACCACTAATTTCGTTAAAATGTCTATAGTAATCATTTAATTTAGGTATAGCTTCTTTTCCGATAGCTATTCTAGATGTATTTATGTCATCTATTAAATCATTATACTTATTTCTAAACCATTCATCAGCTGCAATTATATTATTTGCTTTCTGTTCTCCAACCATATCAACCAAACCATTTTTATCAATGTTACCTTCACCATATCTTTGAATTAAAGCAGATTCTTTTGAACCTTTTTTGAACCCAAATTTATCAACTATATCTTTTTTCAGTGAGTCAGCCAAAGAAATTTCTTCTTCAATTCTAACTTTTTTTGCACCATCTAATTTATCAAGTGTTACACTTTTAACCTTACTTGCATTTTCACCAAATACCTTGTCATAAATTCTATAAACGTCAGTATTGTATCGCTCTAACGAACCAACATCTTTGTAATTTTCAAACCCTTTTGCTACATCTTGAACTATTGTAGCTTCTGGTACTTCATAACCTTTATTTAGCAATTTATTAAAAGCTCTATCAGCGCCATCATCTAACTCTACAGTAGTTTTAAAACCTTTATTAATATCATCAAATTTTAATTCTGCAGTTTTTGCAACATCGCTAGATTTAACACCTAATATTTCTGATAATTCGCCACCTTTAGTTTGATCTATTGACTTAGCGACGGAATCCACATCTAAGCGTGTATCTTTTAAAGCATCTTCAGTGACTAATTTCGAAGTTAAACCTAATTCTTCTTGTATAGTTTTTTGTAAGTTAACATCATCAACTTTAGAAATGGCATCACTTACTAATTTAGGCTCTAGTTTTGCTTGGTTTTTTAATTTTTTTATAGAACCTAACTCTATTGCTCCACCTACTAATGCATTAAAAACAATATCCCACTTACGATTATTCAACCAAGTATCACCAAATTCACCTAAGCTATCACCTTTTTTTATTGCTTCAAAAGCTTCAACAGGGCTTTGTACTATAACGTCTGCCAATACATCTACAGTTTGAGCAGTTCCAAACTTAGCTAATTTAGATTTACCCATAAGTTTACCAAGCTTAGATGCCGTATTCACACTTTTTAAAGCATCATTAACTTTACCATATTGATAAGCAGTCATTCCTAAGTTAGCAGCGATACCAGTAACATCGCTTAACTTTACATCTCGACCACCTACGAATGGTACTTTTTTAGGAATCGTACCTAATGTAGGTGTTTCTTGTCTTAATCTTGCCATTTCTTCATCAGATACAACTTGACTTCCTACAAAAGGAATTGCTTTTATTCCACTAGCAGTTGTTGCTTCTATACTTTTAGATACAGTAGGATTAGCTCCGGTTACTTCTTCTAATAACCTAGATGGTCTAGTTAAAGTGTCGGTTATTTGTTTTAATGTAGATTTAGGTTTAACAAATTTCTCAAACAAACTAGCACGTTGGCCTTCTTCTGTTTTCGCTAACTGCGATTTTTCAAATAATTCTTGTCTACGTCTAAAATCTGCTGCATCAGCTTTTTGCTCTGGTGTAGATTCTTGACCTAAGCTTATATTTATAGTTCTATCTTTTTCTGCTTCTTCTAGTGATTGTCTTGCTATATCCGCTTGAGAAATGAATTTCTTTTCAGATTCAATAGGCACACTAGACTTAGAGCCTAGTATGTCTAACAAACTTTCTTTTTTAGGTGCTTTTTTTAACAAATCTAATAATTCACCCATTTTTCCTCCTATTCAAAAGCTCTATCACTTAAAGCCGACTCTCTAAATTCTTTGTACCTTTTTAAATCATCAGCATCTAAACCGTTTAAAGCTAAAGCCGTAGCTAGTTTCATTTCACCGTCTGGACCTTCAAACCAAGAGGTGTTATTAAATAAAGTTTCCATAACCGTGTTATTTTTCACTGTAGTATCAGGACTAACACCCTCTAAAGCTTTTATTTTTTTAGTTATTATATCTAACTCAGTCTTATCAGTAGCTCCTAGCACTTCTCTTTGTAACTCAGCCACTTCTGGGTTAACAATTCCACCTACAACATTTTCTAGTGATTGAGTAATAGTTTCTATAGGCATACCACCTTCTTCGGTAATCGCTTGTTCTCTTTCTCTTTCTAGTTGATCCCTAAGTAATATTTGTTGTTGTGATGCTTGATTTCTAGCACCTATTTGTTGCATAGCACCTGATTGTTTAATAACTTGTAACTTTTGGTCATTATCAAACTTTTGAGCGTTAAGTATTTTAGCTTGTTCAAAATCATTATTATCAAGCGCCAGTTTAATTTCACCATCTAATCTAGCGTTATCTTGCTTTAATTCATTGTCTAATAATCTAAGTGTAGTTTCGTTTTCAAACTCTACATCTCTTATAAATTGATCGTACGCTCTTTTATCTGCTAGTTCTGTAGCTTTTAACTCTGCAGCTGCTTGTGTTTCCATCTGTTGTAATTGCATTTGCATCTTTTGTAACTCTGCTTGATTCTCTGCGGTAGCTATACCTTGTGCCGCTTCTGCTTGTGCTTGTTGCATACGTGCGTTAATATTAGCTTCTATTTCATTACGTTGTTGTCTTAAATTAGACATTTGACCGCCAACTATAACATTTTGTGCTATATCTGTTTGACTAGCAGCACCCGCACCGCTTAAACCTTGCGTTTCTTGCATCTTACCAGCACGTTCCCTAGCCATTGTATCCTCAGTTCTTACTTGGCCTGTAGCTTCTCTAAATAAAGGTTTTAACTGTTGTCTTTCTTGTTGGAAACCTTGCATCTGTTGTTGTAATGCGTTTTGAAAGTTTTGCACTTCTAAGTTTTTCTGTCTATCTATCATTTGGCTTTGCAAGTCTTGTGGACTAGGTTGTACAGGTTTAGGCTCGTTTTGCTTTCTAGTGGCCATTAATTGATTTAATTGGTCAAGGGAAGCTAAACCACCCGGAGGTGATTCTAACCCTGACTGCGATCGTATTTTATCAGCTTCCATACTTGCAAATTGTTGTTCTTGAAAATTAGGAGCTTTTGCAAATCTTTCTTTTTGTTTTATTAGTTTATTAACGTTTTCATCAGAAACATTTTTAAACTTTAAAGGATCGAATACTGCCATGTTTACCTCCTATGCTAATAACTCTAATAATCTTGCTTGTTTAGCTGCCTTGTCAGGATGTTCTATATTTCTTCTTAAGTCTAACCAGTTGTTTAACTCAGTTATTTCTTGTTGGTTAAGTTGTTCTTGTTGTTCTTGTTCTGTTGGAATATAATCTGAAAAAGTTCCATCTTCATTCATTATTTGACCTAACTCTCCTAGATTTGATTCTATGCAACCTTCAGGTATTCTTCCTAAAGAATCTGTACCAGTTCTTACAACTCTGTTATTTTTATCTGTTTGTATAAATCTCATAATTCCTCCTAATTAAATTCAATTACTTGAAGTGTAGTTATAACCGTACCAGATAAACTTCCAGGATACCAGAACCATACACCAGTACTATTATTGTAATAATATCTATATGTTCCATCTTGCAAATTTGCACTCGTGCTTCCGCTACTTAAACTAGCAGATAATATTGCTTTGTTTATATCGACAGATGAAATTGGTATAATGTGAGCGGTTGTAGTTATTGTAAAATCTAATTCTTGCTTACTTTTTACATTTTCTTTAACATATTCAGTCACTTGGTAAGCTAAATTAATAGTAGACATTGTACCAGTTCCGCCTCTTATTACTCTAACTGTAGTGGAATTTATAAGTTTCACCCTAAAAAGATTAATATCAGCTCCTAAAACGACACCTTGCACATACACATCAACTACAGAAGCGTCTACGTCAACTGGTGCAATTGTTAAATCAAAAGTCGCAGCACTACCAGAAGTAAATGTTCCAGTTTGTTCAGATTTTATAACATCTGCCCCACCTTTGGGACTAAATAAGAAAAAATTACCTGATACCCTCCTGTAGAAAGTTGCCGGTACGCCATCAACTAAATCATCTGCTTCAAGTGCGGTTGTACCACCTACTCCATCGGGCTTTAGTACAGAAACCACACCATGATCGTCTAGGTTAACAGTAACCGCACCTGTATTATTTGCAGTTGGCATAAATGTTATTGGGTTTAAATCTATTGCGAAATCGAAATTACTAGCGGTCGCACTTGTTAAAGTTATAGCATTTGCAGAACCTCCAACGGTTGCACCAGTTCTTAGTATATCTACGTTGTTTGCATTAGTTCCGATGTTAGTAGCATTAGTGTCACCGCTATTATAAGGGTAGACACCACCAGCTTGCTTCTTCATTTCTGCTGCCATTTTAGCTTCTGTTAATGTGTTATCAGGTATTTGACCTAATACTATGCCATCTAAGGCATCTTTTAATTCTTCTAGTCCGTCACCAACATTATTAGCAGTAATACCAGGTGAGTTATGACCTATTGTATTTGAACCACTGTTGCTTGGTGATTCATCTGCTAACTCTGCAAGCAATGTAACGTTGTTGTACTGTTTACTGTCTATACCGTATTGATCAAACGCTAATTTTAAAGCGGTTGATTGGTCTACTACTTGATCAGGTTGACTCTGTATGTTATTAGTAGCGACCGTTGATTGAGTAAGTGTTTTTTTCGACACGTCTTACCTCCTTATCCACTGTATCTGTGTGCTTTAACAGGTAGTAATAATTTTAAAACTGTTAAAGTTTCATTATTTGTTTCATTTTCAAAAATTGTTTGTAAATACGTAAACTTCTTTATCTTGCCCTTAAGTCTCTTTGGTTGCGGATTAACATTAGTTAAGAATGAAAAGTTATTAAAGTCAACATTATTAAAATCCATTAACACGTATTCTACATTCAATTCTTTTGATTGTTGTTCGTTCTTTCTATCTGTAACAAATTTAATTATAACTGACGTTCTACTAGCTGGTTCTATTGCTAACCATTCATCACGCATATTCTTTTCAAGGTTTAGCATACCTAAATCTGTAAAGCCTAACTTGCCTATACATGGAATAGTATCACCTAGTACAGTTACATCAGATACAAAGTTTTCATTTATTAACTCGACTGTACCATTTGAACCATATATAATTTGTTCTTCATATTCTATAAACTGTGTGGCCTTAATATTAGTATATTTATACATTGTATCATTGCCATAATTCCAAATGTAAACCGTATTATCTACGTTTACCCAGTATTCCTTTTGATTCTGATAATTAAAGGTAACTGAATTTCTAAGGTTAAGCACTTGTAAACTAAGTTTCATTCTATCAGAAATGATCTTAGCACTTCTTTGTAGTTCTACTTGTGTAATACCCCATAGCCACATAGAGAAACCATCTAAACTTACCGGGCTATCCTCAATTAATTGTACCATCTTTGGCGCTAAATTACCAACTTGCTCGTTAAGGTCCTCATATCCGTAATTATAAGGGTTTAGACCGGAGTTATCGGCAAAGTTAGGATTAACACTAGGCTTAACTATAAATGTCGCCCTTTCCTTAAATACTAGTAAATTCTGTTGGTTAGGTTTAAGGTCTGTTATAGCAAACTCAGTTGATCCTACGCCTACAAAACTATTAGCGGGGAAGTAATTAGCTTTAGCAATTCCACTGAATCTGAATACATACTTTTCGTTAGGATTACCAAATATAAATAAGTTAGTATCATTTTGCACACCGAAGTCGATAGCGTACTTATGATTCTTAACTAAATCAGCATTGCCAGCAGTAACCTTAGTCCATGTAATGATAACTGTCGATAAATTAACAGGTGCTACAGTAAATGTAACTTGTCCTAATGTTCTATTAACTGTAAAGTCAACACCCTCTGTCTTAGGTACACCATCTACAGAGATTAATACAGTATCAACATCTAGCGTAGTTTCTGCTAACTGATATAATGTAGTACCGTCACCTATAAATGTTTGCGACTTTTGGCCTGATAATAAATTTACTTCTTCAAATAAAGTACCCCCGCCTAATGGTGGTGAATTGATGGCAATGGTAGGGATATACCCTACAACATCACCAAAAGTTGTACCATCGTACTCTTTGTAATCTGTACCATTCATAAAGTAAACCTTGTCTTTAAACCAAAATATACACGTTCTAGCATCTGTTAATGTTCCTATGATAGTAACTGTACCTTCTGTGATTAGATCGGCTATATCAACCGTATCAGTGTTTATAGTTAGGTTGTATTCATATACATTCCCATTCCAACATGTTAACAGTATTTCTTTGCCATCTATAACACCTTGCCATATACCTTGTACATCAGCAGTAGTTGTAAAGTTAATAAAAGTATGATGTCCTGGTCTTTTCTGTAGCTTATAGTTCTTTGTGATCCTAAAGTTTTCTAGTAAACTAAACTCACCTATTTGTATTTCTGTATTACCCACAGATTCATTTAATCCTAGAAACTTATCTATTTCAATAGGTTTAGGTGGTTTCTGAAAGTTTGCTCTAGCCATTTCCACCTCCATAGTAATCAATTACAACCTCTGCGCTTAATGGTTCGTCATTAGTAGCGCTTTGTTTATTTTCTATACGTCTACCTTCAGCCCAGTTAACCAAGTCAGGGTTCTCATAGAAACCTAGTTTAGATATAATGTCATACACAATTGTTTGTGAGAAAGTTGTATCTATTTGTAATTCATCATCTAAACTTGTAATAGTAGTCGGGATAGGTAGGTAAGTTACTCTTAAATTACCCTCAAAGTAGAAATTATAGTAGAAGTCTCTGTAATTCTCTATTTTATAGTTAGCAGATTGACTATATTGTCTATCCGGGAACTCTTCTACTACCATATCTACAGTGTTAAAATCAGTAGGTAAGTCATATTTTACCCATGGTTCATAAGTTGGCACTAAATTAGCTTTATATTTCATTTTCCATAAGGCTCTATTAGTGTGTAGAAAATGCTCTGTACCTTCTATTTTAACTCTAACCGGGTTAGTAGTACTAGTAATATTTAAAACACCCTTGTAGGTCGTTAAAGTGTCTATACCTGTAGGATTTAAAACGACTAAGTCCGTCCACACACCAGCTATTAATTCCTGATATGTAATCGTTGCGTTATCGCTTGCACCTTCAGTAACTTGTATAGAATAACCTTGCACGTTGTCAATACCATCAGTACTAGGATAGTATTGTGTTTTACCTTCAAAGTCTATTAATCTCATATTAGATAATAAACCTAGTCTGTTTTCATCAGGTTTGTTAGTTATTTCAATTTGTTTTTTATTCTTGTTTAACTTCCACATTTCCTTTTGGGCCATATCTGTTAATACTATGACCTTCTTTTCAATGTCTATATTATCTTCTTCGGCTATATTAACACCATCTTCAGTGTATTGGTCTAGCATAGATAATATTTTATTATATATTTCTACTCGTACAGTAGCCATATTAACCTCCTATATACCCATCGACTAATGTCTTAGGTATTAATACAAATCTAAAAGCACATTCACATGTTGATAAATTTTGTGTAGCTAAAGCGGTAATTCTTAAGTCTGTAAACTCAGGGAATATACCGTAAGGGTTTAATCTTAATTCGTAATCTGTATCAACATTAACCGTCCTTACGTTTCTAAACGGCCTAGAGTAATCAAACGGACTGTCTTTTGTTCTAGCTTCATCATGGAATATAACCGGTTTACCTGCAATTGTAGTGTAAGCAATAGAAGTTATTCCACAATAATACCCTTTAGGTACTGTATAAATACACATTTGTGTCTGATTATTACCATTTCTTACGATTGCTAGTTCGGTAGCAGGTACACCCAATGCAAAAGCACCTAGCCCACAGTAAATTGTACCAGCTGCAGTTCCATCTACTCCCACTTTTTCTACATACATTCTGTAAACTATTGACCATGTTAAAGTAGAAGGTACAGGAGTTTGACCGTCTAACTCTATTGTTTCTGATTGTTCGTTACCTTCAGGATCATTACCTTCAATAACTACAATCCTTGCACCATCACCTAGCAATGTATCTGTAGCATCATCAGAAGCTACGCTAGGTGTAAATGCAGAGGTTTGATATTCGTAAGGGTTTGCACCCTCCCATACAGGTATACGTCCATCAGTCGGAGAAAATAAAGGTATTTGACCAAATTTGTTACCGGCATCTACCCCTTTAATTCCTAATCCTGCCATCGTATCAAATCCATACATGTTAAATAGTAAAAATTCTTGTAATCTTAAGTTTAATACTTCGTTTAAAGCCATGTTACACCTCCTCCGAAGGTTCGTTAGCTAAAATAATAGCCATATCTGTACCAAATATAGGTCTTAGTAACTCTACACCCCATACATCAGGCGTATGACCGTTTAAAAGGTAGTAATGTCTAATTACCATACCTGTGTTTATCTGTATATCTCTACTAGTTCCATCAGAAGCAGAAGTATACAGTTTATTAGCTTGTGTTAACTCTCTTTCTGTTGTTACATCAATTCCATTGGCTTCATAGACAGAACGCTCTGCCACTTGCCACATTTCTGTATGACTCATATTACCTCCTATGGGTTAAGTGCTAAGTATTCAGCAGATATTTTAGCTTCTGCTTTAAGTATCTTTTTAATGTCTGAACCTGTGTAGATTGTTACTGTGGCTATGTCTCCACCAAAAAACGCCGTTTTTGATAGTCCGTCAACAGAACTGCTTCTCGCTCCTACTTGTGTATTAGGTTTACTTGTTATCGGCCCCGTTTTAGGAACAGGCAACCCTATTAAAGTTCCGTTAATATAAAGCGTCATATTTTCTCCGTCCCAACACCCAACTATGTTAATATATCCACTTTGCGGTAAAACTTCTTGTTTGCTCGTTCCACCTATTATAAATCGTATTGCGTTCGTTTGTGTTAAAAATCCATATTGGTGGTCGGTTGTTGTTCCGCTTAAATTCCTGCTTACTATATATTCGTCTTGACTATTTGCTTTTATCGTCACCCCTATAGCCAACGGTGCATTAGTTATATCCAAGCTTGCAGTATCTGCAAATGCTACAAAGTCGTCTACACCGTCAAAACGGAGTACGTTAGGGGTCACTTGCCAACCTGATGTGCCTGTACCTGCGAAGTTGGTTAAGGATCCATCGTTACGAGTGTGTGGTTCGTATGATGTTGCAACAGAACCTTTTTCTAATTGAATACCTACATTCAAATCTGTACTAGGTGTTCTAAACCTTACAAATTTACAGTTCGATGGTGTGTTTAAATCATCTACTCCATTCGATTCTACAGAAATAAAAATTTTATCAGAATCATAATAAGCCACTCTGCAATTAGCTGTACCTTTTGATGAAGATAATTTATACTGTGTTGATGATAAAACCTCAATGTAATCTACAGGTCTTACATAAACAGAAGAAGTTATTTCCTGTCCACTGATTCCTATATCTCCTTGTTCAATACTACCTACTAAATTCTTACCTATCTTATTAGCCAAGTCCACAAAAGGACTATCATTCCCTGTTAATGGTCCTGAACCATCTGCTTTACGTGCATCTAGGTATAATACTCCACCCGCTGCTTTTACTAGCGAAGCGAAACCACCTATACTTTGTTTAAATCCTATAGGGTTAAACCCAAACTTAGGGAAACCCGCATTTTTAAATCCCATAAATACCCCCTATTGAGCGTACCAAGTGCCTTCCCAAAACACATACCATGTTGCAGTATCTATTTCTAAGGCTACTCTTTTGTTGGGAACTCCTGTTGTCGGTTTTGTATCTGTAGATAAGTACACATCAAAACTATTATCGTTGGTTAAATTCATATTAGCCATATTAACCCTCCAATTCTTTTAATAAATCTTTTTTTCTCATGCCTACCGCACTCTTACCTGTTTTCTCTGCGTAAGCTACTTGTAATTCTTGGTAAGACATATCTTTATATTCTTTAACTACTTCTTCTACTACCTCAAACTTAGATGTTAATTTGATAATATCAGCTTTAGTTAACTTACTTTCATCTATTTCTGCTAGTCCATTCTCGTCGAATCTGAACCAAGGTTTAACAGTGAACCCACCACCATTTTTTCTTACTCTACGTTGTACCACTCTACCAGGTACTTTAGTCTTTAAAATCATATTTCCTCCTAAAATAAAAAGAGGTAGAGGTTTAACCCCCACCTCTCTTAGTGTTATTAGTTTGTTAATGAAATTGGTGCATTTAATTGAGTTAACAATACGTTTGTTACTGTACCACTAAAAGCGGTATTATCTTGATCTAAGATTTCAAATGTAACTTTCTGAGTTGCAGGATCTTTGAATCTATTTGACTCTAAAGGTCCGATTACTGCAAACTCACCAGCTGCAATATCTACGTCTAAATCAGTGAAACCAGCACCGAATCCATTAGCAGCTACTTTGATTCTACAAGCTGCAGCATCTCCGTTTTCTACTAATAAGATAATCATATCATCACTACGATCATAAACCATTGTTTGTGAAGCAGCACCAGCAGTCTTTAACCATACTGCGCCATCATTTCTAAGTTGTTGCACTTTTACTAAATCAGCCATTATTAATACCTCCTAGTATTATAAATTACGTCCTAAATTGTTGTTTCAGCAGCACAAGTAGCATTAATTGTAACAAGTTCTCTAGGCTTGATTACTTTAGCACCGTATACATGTAAACCTTTAACTGCATCAGAGAAAGCAGATTCTGGTCTGTACTTCTCAGTTTTCATAATTTGTTCAGCATAAGCAACTGCTTCTTTACTTCTCATTAAGCAATAAGTTTGTGCCGAGTCAGGGTCTGTACCTGTACCAACTAAGTTGTTTGACATATAAACCATCATTCCTAATTGCATTGAGTTACCAATTTTACCTGAAGCAATAGTTTTACCTGTATCAGTGTAAACGATATCTGCTAAGATCATCTTGTTTAATACGTAAGGTGATACTTCTAGACACATTTCGCCATCGTCTAAGTTATTAGCCATAAGGATAGTCTTAGCTTTCATCAATGTAGATAATACATTACCCGAAGTTAAAGCACCTTGTGTAACTGTGTTGCCAGCTTCTGTGTATTTACCAGCTACGAAAGCTTCTGAAGCGTTCTTTAATGCAACGATTGCTTTTCTAATACCTTCTTGTAATACTCCACCAGTAGTTTGTTTTTCATCAACATCATCAATGTAGAAAGCAAAATACTTAGATTGAGTAATTTCTAACCATCTTGATTCATCGTTTAACTCTTCAGGTGTGATTACTGTTGAGTTAGGTACATAATCACCAATAGTTGGTTCGTTAATAGAGTTAATCTTAACTTTTGATCCAACGCCTGTGATTTGTCCTGACCAGTTAGTTGTACAATTCTTTACTAATACGTGTTTCTTGTCTAATTCCTTTAAAATCTTATTTGACCACAGTTCAGGTATAAAGTTTTTTACTGACATAATGTCCTCCTAATTAAAATATCCTGATTTTTCAATCATTTCCATATTGTTTTTAATCCATCTTTGCTTTTCAGCACTACTTGATAATGAATTAATTTTATCTTCTATTTGTTTTGATGATAGCTTTGTTTCTGTAGCTGCATTAGGCTTAAGTTTACCTGTAGATGTTTCCTTGTTCTTAGTGATCTTCTTAATTGTCTCTTGTTCTGTTGATACTTTGATATCATCTAGTAAGTAATCCATGTACGCTTCTTTAATATTTTCACCTTTTTCGTATGCTTCGATTACTTGCTTTGGTATACTGTCAACGTTTAACGATTCATTAAATTTACCACTATCTACTTTGCCTTGATGCCATTTTAAGAAACCATCTATCTCTTTTGTCTTTTGGTCTGTTTTCTGACCAAATGTTTTATTTACATACTCTTCGGCTTCTGCTTGTGCATCTTCTTCTGACATACCTTTTTCCATTAAAGAAGATTTCTTATCATTAACCTGGATAGCTTTTACAAAATCAGTACCATCAGTGAAACCGTTTGATTTCATGTACTCGTCTACCCATTTATAGTGTGGTGCGTTAAGCTTTTCTTCATACTTAGACACTTTACGATCGTAGTCGATACCTTTTCTAAACATACTTGCAGCATCTTCAGGTGTGTACTCTCCTAATTGTTTAACTTCGTCCAAGTGTTTAAGCTCCAAGGATTTCCAGTCGAAAGGTTCTTCTTCTTGGGTTTCCTCTGTTTCTGTATTTTCCACTTCTTCGGTATCAGTTGGGTTAACTTCTTCCTCTGTTGTTTCATCTACAGTTTCTTCTACTACTTCTTCTTGCATCATTTCTTCAGTCATTGGGCTATGACTCCTTTCTAACTTGCTTGATAGCCTTGGGTTAGGCTATATAATATATAAAGCGCCACTACAATTAAGTAATGGCGCTCTAGGCACTCTCTAATGTAATTCTATTTTGTTGTAATAACCACATTTACATTTTATTTCTACCACACCTTTAGCATCTGTTTTAGCTATTAGTTTCTTGCACTTCTTACATCTTAATTCTTTCATTAAGCCACCTCATAATACATCGCTAATATTGGTACTAAATGCTTACCAAATGGCTCTATAATCGTTTCTGTATGATGTATCTTAGCATTAGGGTACTTTGCTAGTATATTTTCCCTCATGCGTTGATATGGATTAATACGGTTGTACTCTTCTTCAGAGACTTTTTCGTATATTTCCTTAATAGCTATATATTTCTTCATTTCTCACCTCACATTATACTATAAAACACAAACTTTATCAAATATTCAGTATTAATCGTTTGCTTTTACTTCTTCAGAGTATGGATCAATCACTATTTTATAACCATTTGTAGTTTCTGTCTTAGCATCACACATGCTAACAATCACTTTATTACCATTAGATTCATCTATGATTTTAATACCACATATCTTCTTACCTTGATATTCCATCTAAACCTCCTGTGCCATAGCAGTTCTTAAAGTTCTAGCAATGTTTTTAGGGTTACTTAAGTCTTTTCCAGCGTATATCTCACAATCTGGGTTAACACATACTAATTTCTGTACACATGTAACTGTTTCTGTATCTTTGGGAGATTCCATATAAGTCTTTGATACTCTTAAATCTTGCTCACAGTATTCACATTTCATTATTGCGCACCTCCCATCTTTTCAATTATGAATTGTTTCTGTTGTTCAGGATCCATCTGTGCAAACTGTTGTTGTACTTCAGGTGGTTGTGATTGAATAAACATACCCATGAATTGTTGTAACAGTTGGTCATCTTCATTCTCTTGAATCAATCCATCTAAATCTTTGATAAGATCACTAGGTACACGTTTAAGTATATCATTAGGATTAGTAATGATTTGTCTATCCCAGAAGTCCATTAAGAATTGAGTAGATGTAATTTCCGACCATTGAGTAGATGCACCTACATCTATTCTAGTACCGAAGTTCATGTCTTTATAGTCAGTACCTACAAACTCTACCATTTTATCGTCTTCATTTTCTGCTTCTTTGTCAATCATACGTCTAGTAATGTTGTATTTAGTCTTGTAGAAGTCTTCCCATATCAAGGCTACATCTTCTAAGTAGTTGTATAATCTACGTCTGTAAGACTCAATAGGTATGTTGGATTGCTTAATTTGTGTTAATAATGCTGCTGCGTTCTCAGGTCTAGCTGCTCCTAGTAAGTTTTGATTAACACCGGCTAAAGTTTGTGTACGTTCTATGCCTTCATCTATCGATTTATCAACATCCATTGTCATTGCTGCAGGTTGTACAAACATCATAGCATTACCTAATTGTGTTTGTGGTGCTACGTTTACTGGATTAACACCACCAATAGCAGAAGAGAATGATCCTAACATGTTCTTATTGTACAACACTTTAGGTATAGCCAACATTAATGCATGCTTATGTCTTGCAGCTTGTTGAATGTTAACTACTCTTTGATTCTCAATGTATCTAGTAAACTCTGCTTCACCATAGATAAATCTCTTTCTAGGCTTGTAAGTAAATACTGCTAATGGATATCTAGTTAATTCTGTATCTTTCCATTCTTCAATAGTTACATTCTTCGTGCTTAGACCTGACCATATAGTACCATTACGTTTTTCTAAGTTTACTACTAATGTTGCTAACTTATCTTTACCTTTGTTGTTGTCTTGCTCTGTATCTGTTTTCTCAAAGGCTGCATAAGTTCTTTCCTCTTCATCAGAAGTAATCATATCTATTTGATCTTGTGGTACATTCTTGCTCTTAGCTAATTGTTTTAACTCTTTAACTGTCATTCTAATAGTTAACTTGTTCCATATTTGCTTTTGTATATCTATTTCACCAGGATTAGCAACGTATAAGTCTACCATATCAACTAACTGACCATTAATATCGCCTTTAGTCTTGAATGTATTACCATTTACAATGTCATCATCCCAATACCAATAAGATATCCCTATACCTTGTAATGCACCATCTAATACAACTTGTTCATTCATTGCATCTAGCTTTAGACGTTCCCAATTCTTCTTATCTGCCAAGTTAAATGCTTTTACTGCCTTTTGTATTCCTTCGTCTTCTTCGTCCATAGAGTCCACTGATCGTTGGATAGTTAACTCGTTAGCTAATATAGAAGCAGCCTTAACATCTACTATCTGACCTAGAAAGTTGTATGTAGTTTGCCTAAGGTTCTTAGAGTTTACACCATTCCATTGTATACTTGAATATTGTTCTTCGTTTACCCTTGCGATTTCAAATAGGTTGTTACTCGTCTTGTAATTCCTGGCATCTTGTAGTTCTTTAAATTCTGCCATAGGATCAAGTTGTTTCTTTTCCTTCTCCACTAGTATTCACCCCCTTGTTTCATTTGTTCTTCCATTACTTTGGCAAGCTTCATAGATGTTTCTTTGTCTAATACTTGTTTCTGCACTATCATTACTTGACCTTTTGCAATTGAGTAAGCTACAAAAGTGCCGAGTAGTAATAAAAACATAATGTTTACCGTTGTTAATACGTATAACATAAAACCTCCTTAGTATATATCGCCACATATTGTGTTATCATCGTCCTCTTTAGTTCCAAAGAAAGCATCTTGTGTTGTGATGTTCACCTTCTGTACCTCTCCATAGAAGTAAATCATTTGTGATATAGCTTGTGTCATTGCATCTACATCATCATCATGCGCTCCATTAGGGAAAGCGTACCATTCTTGTAGCATTGATTGTACAAAATCTTTATTCCTAGGTAGTTTAACATTACTCACTAGATAAGGCAATACAGACTGTAGTCTTGATTCCTTACCGCCTAGAGGATTAACAGGTACTATCCCTGTCATTTCTTTTGATAGTACATTCATTATTGCCGATCCATTGGCTTTATCTTCTACAAATATCATTCCTATACGTGGATATTGTTGTTTAAAGTTTCTTATAGACTGTAACGTAGCTAGAAAGTCCATACGAGCGTTTATCTTATCCACTAGATAGAAACTATTCCTAGCCTGTCCCCATACTTGTATAGAAACCTTATCCGATTTAGAAGTATCTTTGAAAGTTGCATCTACTGACATTACCAGTATAGGTATCTGTTGTATAAATGATTGAGTAGGTACGTACCAGTTCTTATCATCCTCAAACCATTCACGCTTGATCATATTACCCTCTGTTGCTACTGGCCTTCCTTGATACAGTGCGTTAAAGTCCTCGGGATATCTCTTCCTAACTTCTATGAACTCATAACCATATCTTTCAGGCCATAGAGGTTCACCAGGTAATCTACCCAATAAATCATTATCTTCTGCTTCTAAAGGTAAATTAATAACTTTCCATGGCAAAGGTTGACCATACTCAGGATTTAATAATCTACCACACAAATCATCTTCATGCCATCTAGTCATAATAACAATAACAATAGGTGCAATCTCTAGTCTAGTTGATAAAGACGAAACCCATTCTTTCCATATCTTATCTCTTTGGACCTGACTTCGTGCTTCTTCAGATGTTTTAATAGGATCATCTATAATTAATAAATGTGCACCCTTACCAGTAATACCACCTAAGATACCAGCCTTAATCATTTCTGAACCGTTATCTAATGTCATTCTATCCTGGTTATCAGATGTAACCTTTACACCAAATACATTACTTTCTTTGTACTTATTACTATTAGATTTAGCAAAGTCATGCGCCAGTGTACTAGAGTAAGCAGTCATTATAACTTTAAACTTAGAATACTTACCCATGACATAAGAAGGTAGCGTTTCTGATATATGCATAGATTTTCCATGTCTTGGTGGGACGGATAGCATAATGTATTGTGTTTCTGTAGGAATACTGCCACTTAACATTAAATCACGCTTCTTTATAGCATCATCAATTGTATTGGATATAAACTCACCATGCTTGTTATAAATGTAATCTTCATGGCAATACTTAACATACTCATAGTAATTACTTCTAGCACGATCCTTTTCTTCCTCTTCTAGCAATTTTAACAGTTCTATTTCTTCTTTATCAGTTAACATTTAATCACCTACTAAATTTACACTCTTGAAATTGCGCTTAATATATTCTTTGTTTTCATCTGAAAGCTTATCGTAGTTTTCACCAGTAATTTTCACTGTGTATAAGTTGACCTTTTCTTCAGGTACGTTATTATCAAGTAATTGTTTTCTAGCTTCTAATAACATTTTCATAATTGAATTTCCGCTATCTCTATTCATAAAACCTCCGAGTATTCCCCCTGTGAGCGATTGGCATTTTACGTTGAAATCTAGCCATTCTTATTTTTAGCCATTAACTCTTTTATCCTAGTTTTTCTATCCTCTGAAGATAGTTCTGTTACATCTTCATTTACATTGTGGTTAGTATTACTAGTTTCAACCTTATCTACATACCCAAACTTATTCTTTAAGTAGAAAATACCCATTGAAGTTGCCTTATGATTAATAGCACAATCCTCTAATGCAGACTGAATTTTTTTAAAAGTGTCGGAGTAATACTCTTCTTGTGCATAAAAAGTATCTCTGTGAATGTCGCAATACCAACAGAAACCAGCTATATTAGGCAACTTCTCCTTAATTGTACATTCTTCTGTATATTCCGTAAATTTATCTTTAAACTCTTGTGCATCTTTAAATGCTCGTTTACTCATTGTTATCACCTCCTATCTTATTATACCAAACTATCTGAATAATGCAAAGAAGCCCTGTTAAGGGGCTAATCAATTGCTTATTTAATATGTTTCATACTCTACACATCCTTTCTAACCAGTAATAACTACCCTTGTGATCCTAGCACCTTTTTCTATTTCAACTTTCTCTGTTTTATAATTCATATCTTGATCGAAGCCATGCAGTACAATGTATTTCTTTTTATATTTTACTTTCTTACCCTTCTTAGTTTTCATTAGGTGTCCTTTCTAATCTTCATATTCTTCTTCACTTTCAGCCATAAGACTAATTAATTTAAAAATCTCTTCAGGAGTACCTTCGTATACGCTTATTGCATCATCTTCTTTAAACATATATTTCATGTTTTAGATACCCTCCCCTATTATTTGTTTTAACTTACCAATTAATAGATCTGTGTATTCTTGTTGTACTTCTTCGTAAGTTTTATCAAATTTATCAACTTGTTCTTTAATCCATCCTGTAGGCACACCATCACCTATCTTAATACAACCCTTACACTTTCCTTTGTGTTTACAGTTGTTACATGTTTTAGTCATACTTCACCCACTCTTCACAACAGATAGCGTTAGAATAACCATATTTACACGTTATAACAACGAATCCACTCACTTCATTTCTGTGCATTATTTGAGTATACCCTTTATATCCTTGCCCTGTTTCCTTGCAATCGTTATAAGCAGTTAAGAAGTCTGCCAGTTGGATAACTTCGGTCCAATTTCCTTTTTAAAAATTAAATAAACATTCATCTTTTTGCCACGAAGAACCACCAAAAGTTAATAATATTGATTCAAACTGTTTTTCTATATCGTTGTATCTAGCGTTAGTAAAATTACCTGTTGTGTCTTCTAATTCTTTCATAGGATTATCTAGCATCCAATTTATACATTCTTTAATCGTTTTCATAGTTACCCTCCATCTTCAGCATATACTTGTTTATGTTATGATCCATTAATTCCTCAGTAGTAAATGATTCTAGTTTATTAATGTGTTCTTGCAGCTCTTGTATTTTATTATCTTTAAGGTTTATTCTTTTAACTAAAGGTAACTCTACCTCTGTTATAAGATTGTTAAACTTTCTTTTAGATATAATCATACTTACCTCCTTATAGAAGGATAGAGGGGCTATAACATACAGGCCATATCCAAAGTATACTAATTTTGTCTAGAAGGGAATATCCTCCGATTCGTCCATTGCTTGGAATCCATTAAAATCATCTTGTTTCTTATCCACACGCTGGGGATTATTTGTGGACTGTTGCTCGTTACTATCGCCAAACTCTAAGAACTCAACTCTATTTGCAACTACTTCAATGTTATAGTGTTTAACTCCATTCTTGTCCTCGTAATTATTGTTTCTCATGCCACCATTAATTGCCACAAGTCTACCCTTCTTTAAGAAGTTAGCACAATTTTCTGCCGGCTTACCCCATACTACTATGTTAAAGAAATCCGCTTCTTTTTCTTTGGAATATTCTCTATTTACTGCAATGCTAAATCTTGCTACTGCATTACCTGTATTTGGAATAAATCTTAATTCAGGATCACGTGTCAATCTGCCTATTAATACTACTTGATTCATCTATTCTTCCTCCACAAATTCATCATCTTCTGCAACGTTACCTTCGTTTACTTTTCTAATCAAAGCGTTTCTTGATATTGTGCAACACTCTTGTAAATGTTCTTGGAATCTTTCCCATTCTTCTGTTGTCATGTTTTCGTGTGCATTACATTTTATATCAAGTTCCATATCATGAGTCATTAATAACTTTTCTGCGTTAGCTTCTACACTAAATAAAAATACATTCATCTATTTACCTTCTTTCTATACTACTATTATACCCTGAAACCCTAGTTATTGCAAGGTCTGTACCTGTTTTGTTTCCACTTTCCACACTGTTTACTATAAACAGTTTTTCTACCTCTTTGCTTTACTACTATAACATTAAAAGCAGTTTGTTTCCCTTCAGCTACACATGTTCCAGGTGGTTTATATTCAGTGTTTGACATGGTTATTCTCCTTTCTCTATTTGTCGTTTGTACCAAGTATCAAGATGGTCGCTATCATCAAAATCATTGTACTTAACCATAAACGTACCATCAAACATAAATACTTCAACTTCATCAGATTTATAAGCTGCTTCTAACGCTTCAAACATTAAAGCATCTTGTTTAAGTTGTTCGTTTTCTTCATCTGATTTTTTCAACAAGTAAGCGAATCTTTTCCATTCCACTCTAGTTTATTCTAATTCCTCTTCTAACCGTTCACACTTCTCTTTATACTCTAATAGTTGGTCAAGTTCTTGTAGTGCTTCACCCATAGATGTTTTACTTGTAAAAATTTCAGAAAAATTAATTTCAATATACCGTCTTATTTTATCACCGATCATCTAACCCCTCCTTATCTTCTCATATTCTGTTAACCGATCTTCTTCTTTTGTACCTGTAGGTATTTTGTTAATAATAGAGATGGTCTTACAGAGTTTATATTCCTTGTCAGAAGCGATTTCTTCTAACGACCCACCCATTAGTCTATAAATACCCTCTAATACGTTTGCAAGGTCATATACTTCGTTTAAAGTATGTTTTAAAGTATCTATGTTCTGATTGTTGCAATAATCCTCTAAAGCTTCTTTTATTTCTTCTAATTCTTCATGTGCTTTTAGTATCTGATTAGCTTCACCAAAATACTTGGCTATCCTTAGTTGCTTTTCTCCTTGCATAAGTCCTCCTAATATTCTAAAGTCCAAACTTCAAATACTCCATTTTTCTTTCTATCAACAAATCCATACACAGGTTCACCGTCTTCAAATTCCGGACCTAATTCACTGTTGCCTTTAGGATAAAATCTACATAATCCTTTATTAATCCATTCAGCTTTATAAATTTCTATTACTTCTATCCAATCATATTCTTGTCTTGCTTCTTCTAAAAATTCTTCTTTTGTATACTCAGAGCATTTACAAACTAAAATATCTTCAGTAAATTCTATTATCCCTCTCATAGTACCCTCCTATATTTCGCTGATCGCTTTTAATAAACTGTTGTAGTTTTCAAAAGGATCATAACCTAAAGTTTTTGTGTATTCGTCCATAACTAATCTTGCTTCTGCTGCCACTAATAAATACCTAGCGTGATGTTTATCTATATCATTAGGATTTGCATCATCAATCCACTTTGTAGCCTTTTCATATTTTTCTATTGCTGCTTTAAGTTTTTCTAATCCCAAGGTGCACTCCCTTCTATCGATTGTTTATATAATGTGTTTTCTTTGTTTATAATAATTGGTACAGTTTTTTCCCATCCAAAAGTATCAGATTCATTTGTTCTCTCGTTATAAAATCTAAGTGTAGACTTTGAAAAGTTGTAATGTATAACTTTTCTTTGTCCCTCCTCCCTATCCTTTAATAAAGTTACTATTGCATCACATGTTCTGTTTTCAGAAAACAATCTTTCTACACTTATTATATTGTCTGCTTTATTAGGTATATTGTTAGATCCGCTTATATCTGTTTTTTCTAGGTTTCCTTTTTCCGCTTCTTCCCCTAACTCTTGTTTACTTTTATTAGGATGCCCAGCAAGTATTAAGTGACAATTGTGTTGTATAGCAAAATCCTTGCACTTCTGAACAAAATTAGCTTGGTCACTATAAAGGCTTTCTGCATTTTCTTCTAATACCGTCATAAGATTATCTATAATGAATAATCTAACGCCATACCTTCTAGCAAGTAATGACATTGTTTTAAAAAAGTCTGTATCTGTTTTCTTATTGTATAAATACCATGTATCTTTATGCCATTCTTTTATCACTTTTACAACCTCTGGTTTAGGCTCTCTTTTTATTTTATACTTAGTCTTAACTTCATTAAGCATTTTTTTATTATTGCCTACCATTTGTTTATACTGCCATTCTTGGACCTTTTGCGGGCTTAACTCACCACTGAATAAGAATGTTTTTACTTTACGCTTTAAATTGTGGCTTATAATCTGACTTATTACCGTTGATTTACCTTCGCCATTTCTACCGAATAATATTGTTAATTCTCCAGGTTTCAAATCTTCTATATGTTCATCGATGTCAATTAAACCTGTTTCTATTCCATCATGGCAAATGTCATTCAAATGTTTATACTCTAATTGAGAAATATCTATAAGATTTTCCGGTAAAGTATTTATAGCATTGTTAATCATTCCTAATACTTCTTGTGGTCCGATATAAAATAGTACTTCGTTAGCATCTTTTCTATCGTTATGTGTTATGATCTTAACATTTTCTAATCTGCTTTCTAATTCTTTGGCAAATTCATAACCAGCTCTATCATTATCATAAAAAACTATTATTTCTTCAAAACTATTAATGTATTCCCAACAACTATCAATCCATTTAAAGTTTTTAGCTCCATTTGGTACTGATACTACATTTTTGTAACCGCTTTCCCATACTGCCATTGCATCTGGTTGACCTTCTGTTATTACTAAAGGTTTATTTTTAACAGTGTGCCACATACCCCACAAAATAGGCTCTGTTCCTTTTTCACACCCACCTTTTATAGTGTTTTTACCTATACCTCTATAACTTACAAATCTGTTTTCGTTATATTCGTCATAGTAATTAAATACATAAACATCTTGACCATTCCAATTACGTTGCTCAACTTTCCAATCAAGTAATGTTTGCTTAGAAATTTTCCTTTTAGCCATGTAATCAATTGCAGCTTGACTAAGTTCGCCAGTTGTTATTTTTGGCAATACATATTCTTGCTTCTTAATCCTATTGCTAAAATTTATAGTTTCACCTACTAACTCTGCTACATGTTTCATAGCTTCTTGGAAACTCATTCTTTCATATTCTGTTAAGTAGGTATAAATGTCTATTGTAGATTGGCAACTGTGACACCTCCACATAAGGCCATCTTCAAACCAACTCATACTAGGTTTATTATCATCATGTACAGGACACAAAACAAATTTCCCTTTACCATGTAGACCTATACCACTAGAGATAATATCTTTTGCTCTGTCACCTAGTTTAATTTTTAATTCTTCAGCAGTTAGCATTAATAATCATCCCTTCTTGCTACTAAAGGTTTCTTAGCTTCTTTTTTCTTATATGGTTTAGCTCCTGGGTTTTTAGATAACTCTGATTTATTCCAAGTTACTATTGTGCCTTTCCAACTTGCTACAGGTTTACCATTTGCATTTATCCATTCTCTAGCTTCAAAATAATCAAGAAAGAATTTAGGATCTACTACATATTGTTTTTCTAATATGTACTTCTCAACTTCTATAAAAGTAGGTGGTATAAATACTTTCTTTTCTTTATTTCCTTTATTTAATTTACTTTCCTTTGCATCGAGTTGCATATCATTTGCATTACTTTTGCTATGCATTTGCATATCACTTGCATTATTTTTATCTTTCCATCTAGCATTTGCAGCATCTTTACGCTTCTGTGTAATTTCATCTTTTTTATTCATCCTTCTTAAAAGAGATTCAGAATAAAAGAAAGTTTCATCGTTTATAAACAATTCGTACTCTTTTATACAATCGGTTATAAACACTTTAACTTCATCAACTGTCTTATGCATTTGCATTGCAAGTGCTCTCCATGTTGTCTTATCTTGCTTTAATTTGTAGTTACTTTGTTCTCTTAAATTCTCAACAACAATCCAAAACATACCATACCCTTCAATACCATAATCAAGCATCATAGATAATATTTTAGGATCAGTTCTTGAATTGGCATCGTGAGAAAAATAATATGCTTCTTTAGCCACTTTATTCTCCTTTCAACCACTTCATAACTTCATCTTCTTCAAACCTAACTGTACCAGTAGGCAACTTTATAAAAGGAATCCCCTTTTCCATGTACCTATTAATAGTTCGTTCTGTTACATTTAGTAACTCTGCTAATTCTTTTTTAGTTAACATTGTTTCACCTCCTGATTATATATTACACCATTTGTCTAGCGTTGTCAATGACAAGTTATGAATTTTTATAAATAAAAAGGGAATCAAACTGACTCCCTACTCATTATTTAGTTCACACTTCACAGTTGCTTTCGTCGCCACCGATTACTTCATACTGATCGTTTAATACCTTCCCTGGTGATGGATGGCCTTTAATCTTGCTTATTTCTATTCTCTTGCCACATTTAGTTATTACATGAGGGTATTGTATTGCTTGTATAATCACAGTAAACTCCTTTTTATCATCTTCTTAGTTTCTTTTAACCTTGCAGCTGGTGAGCATATAGGACACACTCCTTTATTTAACCAGGCGTTACAAGAAACACACCTTACACCTATTCTTTTCTTTAACATTTCTTTAAAGTATCCTCTACTTTCATAATAGACCAACCTTGAGACTGTAAACTAGGACACCTACCTAGTCTTAATTCTGCTACATACTTATAAGATACGCCTAGATACTCTGCTATTTCACCCATGGTATAAAACCATTCCCTACTACCGTTTTTAAATAAAAACCATCCTCGTTTGGTTTCAGCACTTATTAATGGCACTTGTTCCGTATATTCTGAAGCGTAATCCAATCTATCTATCAATCGTTCTAGTTTTCTATTATTTTTCATTTCCTTTAATGTCATATTAAACCTCCGCTTTCTTATACGGTATGTGTCTTTCATAGGTCCATAATTGCAGATATTCACTAAATGGGACTTTGCAAAACCATACCGAAGCCGTTATTAATAACTGTAGAAATTTTTGATCAGATTCTTTTAAATCTTTTTCGGCTCTTAACATTTCAATTTCATTAATAACATCTTTCCTTCTAGGTATTCTATCGTGCTTAATATACAAAACTTCTAGTATTTCATCACATATAGACTCGTGTTTATTAGTAACATCTATTAAATATCCGCATTCTTTATCTGTCATTCTACTCCTCCCATTCACACTTAAAATTAACTAAATGACATTTACACTTGTATTCGTAACACTCACCAGTAAATTTATTATACTTGCAGCACTTAGGCGGTGTTTGTCTATCGTACTTGTATTTCATTTCTTCACCATCCTATCAAAAGCTTTACACTGTTTATCTACAATTTTATTCATGTATGCTTGTAATTTACTATCGGGTTTATCACGCTTAGTTATTTGTGGTTGATATGGTTGTCTGTGTATCATAAGTCCTCCTTAATCTTCTTTAGCAGCTTACTGTCTTTTATAAGCTTCTGGTATTCTTCTATAGGTATTATTACTACGTTTTCAATAGGTTTAACTTTAGGTGTATGTTTACACCTGTTGCAGTATTTACGGTTTCCATTGTGGTGGCCTATGTTAGTACCACATAAAATACATTTATTCATGATCCTCCTAGAATAAAGAAAGTTGACCAGTAGGCTTATCTTCATTTAATATATTGGTCGCCTCAAGTTTCTTTAAGAACCTCATACACTGAACAACTATTGAATTACCAGCCATTTTATAAAGTTGACTATTGCTTATACCTGAGTTAACTAATAACATTGCTTCTTCATGAGTTAAACCCATTAAAATTAGGCATTCGTATGGTGTAAGTTTTCTGATTCTATAATTGTTTTCTATTACCGAAGCATCGTGTTTATTAGCTTTTAGACATTTACTTATTCCTTTCATAGGTTTTGGCATAAACGCTTCACTAGTACCACTATAAAACCCATCAGCTTCTAATATTTTAGGATGTCTATTACCACCTTGCATAGTATCTAACGTTCTACATATTCTATCTGTGCCATGTATCGTGTTCATACAAGAAGAATGCCTATCAGTATTTAATAGTCCTATTTCGTTAACTTTTGGCTCTACTATTGCTTGATTGCAAGAAGTGGTTAGACAATTAGCTACACCTACACCTACACGTCCACGTCTAGTATTGCTGTTTGGATGTTCTAGGTTAATACTATCACCAGGATAAGCTTCTTTATAACCTTTTTTAGTAGCTTCTTTAACTAAAATTTGTTTTGGCTGCTTATAATCAGTAGCAGATAAACAGCCAATTTTTTTACCTGTATCATAAACAACATCCCTTTGACCGTGACGTGTATTATTCTCACCCTTTGTAGTCCCTAGTATATTAGAGCCTGATGGTCTATACTTAAATCGACTTTGTATTTCCTCTGACAAATAATATTTTTCATCAACTTCAGTTTCAAGAATGTCTTTCAATCTGATTCCGTTGTCAAAGTCTTCGTAAAAGTTAAATAGTCCATTATCAACATCTTTTCTAATACTTACACAAAATACACGTTCTCTGTTTTGTGGTACACCGCACCATTTAGCATTAATAACTTTCCAATAGTTGTTATACCCTAAACTTTCTAACACTTGCAGCCATTCGTCAAAATGAGGTTTATTCTTCTTACCTACTAGATTCTTAACGTTTTCCATCATCAGGAATTTAGGTCGCTTACCTTCGATGATTCTTTCGCACTCCCATAGTAAAGATGATCTAGTACCACTGCCTTTTTCTAATCCCATTTGCTTACCAGCGTTACTAATATCCTGACAAGGAAAAGAATAAGTAAATAAGTCCATATCAGGTAATTCGTGAACTTCTAGTATTGATACATCACCATAATTTTTAATTGGTCCATGTAATGCTTCGTGTGCTTGTATAGCGTATTTGTCTATTTCTGCGATACCTACTGATTCAAATTCAATACCATATCTTTTCATAGTTAAAGCTTGCGAACCATAACCGCTAAACGCTTCGAATAACCTAATCATCTTTCCCACTCCTTAATATCCTTCAACGCCCATTTAACACGTTGTTTTAATACTTCTTCTGATACCTCTGGGTATCTTAGTTTTAATAGTTCTAATACTTTATCAGCCATTTAACCCTCACTTTCTATATGTTTAATAGCTTGTGGTATGCAATAAATAGTATGTCGTTCTTCGTCTCTCAAATTGCAATCGCAGTGTCCAAAATCTTCGTGAATACATCCTCGACAATACTTTTCACCAATAAAATCTTGTACATCATTTATAACATCAAAAGTATTAAAACCCCTATTTTTAGCTTTAGTTAACTTTGAAATTAAGTGCCTTTTTCTGTTTTGATAATTCATATCACTTCACCATCTTTCTTAAATAGTTTATTATCCATTATTGTCCATCCTCCGTATATTCCATAAACTCTTTTAACTTCTTTTCTATTACAAAGCTTAAATTCGCATTTGTTAAATCAATCGATTGATTCCATTGATCCTGTTTGTTCTTGTTATCGATTACCATCGTTTCTAGGTTTCTGGTTCTCTGCAGCAATAAGTCATAACTTGTATCTAAGTGCTTGTACTGCCATAATAATTCTTGGTTAGTCTGTTGTAGTGTTACGTATCTTTGATATAGTTCTTTATCGCTCTTATATTCGCCTACAACGATATATAACATGAAAACTATAGTAATACTAACGATTAGTTTCAAAGTTCTATTAAGAGACATATTAACCCCCTTATATACATGTTCTGAAAATTAGAATAACCATTACTAATGTTACTATTGTTAATTTGATAAAATCTTTATTTTCATTTGTCATTTTAACCCCTCCAATCTTTTCTTGTAACAAGGTTTACACAAATCAACATCTGTATATTCATTCAATTCGTAATAAATCATGTTTTTTAATTGGTGCGTACCTCCGCAATCGTAACAATCACAAGGTTCGTGTCGTTGGAATTCTTCTTCTGATTCTTCTAAAAATCTATGAGTACCGTTATAAATCATTTTAACCACTCTGTCCCTTCTTCTTCAGTTAACGCCTTAATCATATCTGAAGCATCTTCTATTTCGTCTTCGTCCATTGTTCTTGGTTGCCATCCGTACTTTTCTAGTAGTTCAATTGTTTCTTTACTTAGCATCTTGCACCTCTTTTCTTAACCATTCGATCGACATACTATTATCTACAAAATCTATTAATCTTTGCCTTGTATGATCACAACCTAAATAAGTATAAATATATTCGAAATCTTCAGCACTGAAATTTGTTTCAAGTAAGAAATTGACACCTTCCCTCATGTATCTTTGCCAATACAATGAAACACCTTTTGTACAACTTCTAGAACAATAAGCAATAACTTTGCAAATGAAATCTTTTTCAGTTTCTACATCTTCAAGTCTGAAATAAATATTATTTCTAGGTTCTATTATTAACTCGTTGTTATTGTTTATAAAGCATTTATGAAATTTAAAACTTGCTTTATTAATTAGCATCTGTAAATTATTTTTCATCTTGCACCTCACTTATAATTATTTTCTTTCCTAAACGTTTAGCTTGTAGTACTTTCTTATCTTCCCAACCTAATTCTTTAATAATGTGTTTAGGGAGTACAACCTTGTAACTCCCTTTGTTTTCAGTTAATCTCATTTTTTTTCCTTTCTTCTACCCAATCCATAAGGCTTTCTACGGTATCAATTGAATCAATATAGTCTATAATTTCGCCTTTTTCATTAGTAATATATCTACCGTTATCGATCTTAAAATACATTCCAGATCGCATAGCATACAATACAGCATCAGCTAACTTTTCGCATTGTTCTGCTTTTTCTAATTCTTTTAGTGCTTGTGTTTCAAATTCTTTATCAACTCCTTTTGAATAATAAAAAATTATAGTTTTTACTTTTTTAAACATTTTTTACCTCCTATATGATTTGTTGCAATCAACTACTAAAGTGTGAATGTTTGGATTGAAAAATCTGTTTTCAATACCTTGTTTAAAATCGTGGTCGCCATATTGTTTACATTTTTTACAGTGTGTTCCGTCAATGCCGTCCTTTAACAAAGAATTGCATTCGACAGAATAAGTGCAAGGTTTATTACTTTTAATTATTTTCATGTAAAACTCCTTTCGTATAAGTTATATCCTAACTACATGTTACACCTTAATACGACGTATGTCAATACTTTTTTACGACTTATTTTTAAAATAAAAAAGAGACTACCTAAGTAATCTCTAATTCTATCTGGCCCATTGCTCGTTGTTCTTGTAAATCCTTTTTTAGTATAAGGCTATTTAGTTTACGTTTAGCCTTTCTTATAATTTCCTCCTGTTGTTTAATTTCTTCTTCTATAGTCATATATCTTGTTATACTCCTTTGCTTGTTCTATATCTAGTATTAATAGTTTATCACCAGTACGCAGCCATATACGTTCTTTTGTCTTGCCTACTATTGGTATAGGTGTAGCTTTAATATCTAGGCAATGGTAACAGTGATCATATCGTTTAACTTCATCAGGTATCATTTAAACCTCCTTAAATTCCTAATAATGTATTAATTAATTTTTGACCACTTCCTAAGACTTTTCCGTCTATAACACCTTCGTTTTGCATATCGCTAATAAACATTTCATCACCAGTGTATACGTCTTTAAATACATAACTTCCTTCTAAGTAAATAACTTTATAAAAACATGTAAAGGTATTGGTCACACCCATTTCTAAATATTCAATTTCTTCAAAACTAACAACATCATCTTCAAAAACTTTTTTACCATTTAAATCAGGCATTATATATCTTTTTACTGTTCCTGGCTTCACTTCTAAATCTACGCTTCTGCAAAATATCCCGTCCATATACTCGTTTACTTTTATAAAACACCTAGATTTATGATCTTTAAAAAAATACCCTTCAACTAAATCACCACTAAAATAGTGTTGACCATTCCATAAAGCTTCACCTCTAAAAATTTTTAAACTCATTTAAACCTCCCTTAAAAAATCAAATGTATCTAACTCAAAACCTATTTCTTTAACATCTTTCCACATTATAGATAGCTTGTTACGCTTTAAATTCGACCACCACTTCAAAAAGTTAATTTTGCTTACAATGTATACCGGGTTCGGTCTAAATTCAAATACAAAGTAATCTGCTGCTACTATTTGATGGAATTTAATATTAACTCTTTTCCCACTGTTGTGGACTTCAAAAGTTAAATTAGTATTTTCAGTAGTGCTTTTACATTCTAGCTTATGACCGGTATTTACTTGTATATCTGCTTTAATATCTTTAATTCTGCGTTTTCCATCTGATAAAGTTTTATCCTTTATAGGTTCAAAACCTTCAGAAGATAGTTGTTTAATAATACGATCCTCTAGGTCTTTGCCGGTGTAATATCCCAGGTGTCTGTTTTTATTCTTCATTTAGTTTACGTCCGCACATAGGGCAGTAGTTGATAGGAATTGAATCATCGCCTGTAAAAGCATCTGAAAGAGTTACTTTGTCTAAAAAATAATAACTCCATATTTTAAGTTTTACTTCTTCAAAATCTTCATCTTGTAATGTTAATCTGTCTTCGTTTGGCCCTTCACAATATTTACACATCTTTACCCCTCCATTAATTTTATTAATCGTTCCACCTCTGCTGGTGGTAGTGTTTCCACATTAGCTAATTTGCAGTCCGAAATCAAACCTTCTAACAATACGCTAAATTGCTTCGAATCATACAAAGAAGTTCCATAGTGTGCGTTAATTTCCACCCATACAACCCCTTTTGATTCAAATGTACGTGTTACATCTATTAAACTTTCTTGATGCAACACGCTTGTATTTTGTTGATTCCATTTAGCTTCTGCTTGATCCAATGCTTCTTTTTTAATTATTAAACTTTCATACACACCATACTGTTTTATTGTTTTAATATATAAATCACCTTTAGGTATAGTTAATACCTCTGATAACTTTCCAATCAATTCCCACAGGTATCTATTTGCCGACTCTGACCTTTTTACTTTAGTTTTATTTATTTCAACTGTAATATTGTCGTTGTTTAATATTTTTACCAAGCTTTCAACATCACTTTTAGGTATAGCTATATTTATAAAAGAAATACCATTAGGTGCTTGTAATAACTTAGGTTTGTTTTTTATGTTGTAATCTAACTTCATTTAATCACCTACAATAGCTAATACCAATCCCGCCACTAATATTAAAGGCCACAGTAAAGATTTAAACGCACATTTATAAATTGATACTTCTGCTACTCCTAACCTTACCTTAGCATCTTTAAAACTAAGCACTACACTTATTACTGCAAATACAAATGCTATTGCTAAATAAATTGTTAATATCATATCTAACCTTCTTTCTACATACCTACATAGCTACGGCCGAATAATTTTATAAATTCGTCCATGCTCATAGTTTCCATTAACCTTAATTGGTGTTTACGCTTCAATTCTTTATCAAGTTTACCATCTGAATG